GTCTCTAAAAACTGACTTGATCAGACAGAGAGCAGGGCTCCCAATTGCAACCCCCTATGTTCGTAAGAACAGAAAGGGTGAGTATTACGGTGCTCTGGGTGCATTATTCAAGTGGTCCCGGTGCGGAGAGAAGCAATTCTCTCGCGCACTACAGGCCCTCTGCATATACACATCCGAACTATCCCCAACTGTGACAGTGTCTCAGAAGAGGAAGTTTATAGATGCTGTCTCATGTGACAGTCCCACTGGGCTCACGGAACAGGAGCTATCCGAGCTTATGTCCGTTGCAGCTAACGTTGTTGGTCAAATACAGATCCCCGATTGCGACAACCGATTGGTTGTCTATCGTGGGAGTCCCAATAAAATAGCGCCTCTACCCCATCAGTTAGGGTATGCACCACAGGACAGAAAAGTCCTTTTTGACCTTCTCTGGGCGGTAACGCCGGAGAACATACGATTCATCCAAGATCATGCCTATTGCTATGGCAAAGTCTTGGCTGGGGTCGGTAATCCCAGTAATCCAATCCCTAAATGGGATGTACTACATGGAGCGGACACTACCTGCTATGCAGGTGAGGTTCATTTCATTCAGGAACCTGGTTATAAACTCAGGAGCGTTGCCTCCCCTTATCGCATCCATCAATTGGCTCTGCAGCCTCTGAAAGAGGCGTTGGGAAGGAAAGTGTCAACACTCCCTTGGGACTGTACCTTTGATCAAGCTAAGGCTATCCAGCCTGTGCAAGATCGTTTGAGGTCTGGTGGCTATGTCTACTCTGTAGACTTGTCCTCAGCAACCGACTATTTTCCACTCGACATACAGATGTGTGTCTTGAAGATGGTAGTTGGTCCTGTCCCTGATCTGGAACTGTTCCATGATCTCTCCCGTCTGACTTGGAAGTCAGAGTTAGGTGATATCACCTGGAGACGTGGGCAGCCACTTGGGTTAAATCCCAGTTTCTTTGCGTTTACATTGACGCATGGTACAGTCTTACGATGGCTGTCAGGTGACAGCTCCAGTAAGTTCTACATCGTTGGTGATGATGTAGTGATTCTGGACGACGAACTCTACACTAAGTACATGTCCTTCCTTGGAAAGGTTGGATGTCCCTTCTCGGTGGAGAAAAGTCTCGTGTCAAAGTGCGCAGCTGAGTTCGCTGGTAAGGTAGTGATACCTGACCGTGTGATACCACAGTTGAAGTGGCGTAAGATGTCAAATGATTCCTTCTTAGACCTAGCTGGTTTGTTAGGCCCGAGAGCGAGAGAGTTGATGACATCCCGACAACGAATGGTGTTTGATGCTGTGAAGCATCTCCAACCACCCATTGGATTGAACATGAGTAAGCCTGGTTCCAATATGCTAACGTCGTTTGTTGAGACGGAGCAATTTCTGAACCATGTTCAGCAGAGAGCAGTGAGTGCTCTGGTTGACCTCACTAGACCATCCTGGCGTAATGCCTTGGACGATCCTTGTGGACACCTATTGGAGGTGGACACGGGGGCCTTCGACAAGAAGGTCCTAAGGGTATTCCAACAAACTGTCTTCAGCCACTGGAAGTGGTTGGCACAGGTCGCTGACCTACCTGAGGCCCTTGGTCTTGAACCAAGGTTACCTCTAGCGGCGTCTCCGACCAGGGTTAGCACCCTGGAAAGGTACGAAAGGATCCTACGCAAGATAGCATAGAAGCCC